ATACTAGAGCTAATGCTGTTAATGTATATATAGAAAGTAAATACAACTCTTATGTACTAGACGGTCAAATAGAAAGTATATCAATATCAAATAATGGTAGTGGGTATAGTAGTGTTCCTGCTGTAACAATAAGTGCTCCTGCAATTGGAACTACAAATGGTGTTCAAGCAACAGGAACCGCTTTAATAGAAGATGGAGCAGTTACAGGAATAGTCATTGATGAATCTGGTCATGGATATGTAGCAGGCGAAACAGTAACAGTAACGATTGCAAGTAATGCTACAGCAACTAATCCAACAGTAGTTACTCGTCTTTGGCAGGCTCGAAAAGAAAGTCAGACAGGTACTACAAATAGAGTAGACCCTGGATTTAATAGTTATTGGACAAGAGGAGATGTATGTGGTAAAAAAATAACTTCTTGTAAGATGAGATATGGGTATAATCCTATACTAACTTTAAGTTATGATAATCAAAGTGCTAATTTTACAACTTATAAACAATTAACAGGTGGAACTAGTACAGCAACAGCGACTATATCGGCAGCTCCGTCAGACCAATCTGGTAGTACAGGTACTTTAACCTTAACTAATATAATAGGAACTTTTATAGATAATGAAACCATAACTGATGATAATAGTAGTGCGGGATCAGCAACAGTTAATGGTTCAGCAGGTGGAGCAGTAAATAGTAAAGGGAAGGCAGTTTTAAGAACTTTAGATATTTCTATGGGGCTTCCTCATGGCGGATTCCCAACAGCACGAAGAATGGGCGGAAAATAATGTTAGAAACACACTTATCAGAAATATTAGAGTATTTAGAAGCAGAGTATCCAAAAGAGGGCTGTGGAGTAATTGGTAAAGTAAATGGAGGAACTAAATGGTTTCCTTGTAGAAATCAAGCAGAAAATCCAGAAGAAGAATTTGAGTTAAATTCAAAAGATTATATGGAAGCAGTATTAGCTTCAGATAACATAGAGTCAATAGTACATAGTCACCCAGACTATAGACCTGATCCAAGTGACCATGATATAAGAACATGTAACTTTTTGAATTTACCTTATTATATAATAAGTATACCCAATAAAGAAGTGGTTAAGTTAAACCCAGGCGATAGGACAACAAGCGATGCAGAGAGACGTTTATTTACACGGTGAATTAGCTAAATTTGGAAATCATTGGAGTATAAGTGCTCCAAAGATAGCTGATGCTATAAGACTTATTGATTGTCAAACACAAGGTTTTAAAAAATATCTAATAGAAGCTGCAGAGGCAGGTTTAGAACTAGCTATGACTGTAGATAACAAAAAAATAGAAGATCCTTTAGAATTTGGATTAGATAATATAAACGGAGATATGCATATTGCTTTAATGCCCTCTGGATCAAAAAGAGGTTGGGGTAAAGTAATTATAGGAGCTATTTTAGTTGCATTAGCTTACTACTATGGAGGCCCTGCTGCAGGAAAGACAATGACAACGTGGGCTACAATGGCAATGTCTATGGGTATAAATTTAATGTTGGCAGGAGTAACAGAATTAACTACTAAAGCTCCGAAACATAATAAAGATGAAGAAAAGGGGTTATTTAATGGACCAGAAAACACTTTAGTACAGGGAACTCCTGTACCTGTAGCTTATGGAAAACTACTTGTGGGTGGGAAGCCTATAAGTGTTAATTTTAAACCTTCCGGTGGAATAGGTAGTACTATAACTAGTGGAGGAGGCTTGTCAGGGTTAGTTCTAGCACAAATGTGGGATAATAGTTTAGCTGATTGGATAAATGATATAGATCCAATAGACGAGTCCATGTGGGATAACGGTGTCCCTCCGAGCTTTTAATGGGGATAAAATGAGTAATAGAGCAGAAATAATAGCAGCAGCTATAGCCGCAGGAGTCATGGACGATCCTACGGATTTAACAGGGATTCGGGGAGGAGAGAATCAAGTTGGTGTAATTTATGATTTAATATCTGAAGGGCCAATAGAAGGTTTAAGTGATACTTATTCTTCTGTATATTTTAACGGTACTCCAATTATAGATCCTAATAGTGAAGCGTATAAAAAAGTAAAAACAAGAAAAGGTTATGGTACCACAACGGCTGATAGTGCAACTGTAAATACAAGCTCTAATTTTAACTTAACAGAAATTGATCTTTCTGATGGTATTAGAACAGTCTATATTATAGGAGCAGGAACTACTTTAACTGGAAATGGTTCTAGTACTGGAGCAACTGCCGTAAAGAGAAAAGGACTAATAAGTACAAGTGCTAGCTTTTTTGCTAGTACTGATGCTAATCAAAAAGGTGGAGGACTAGGAACTGTTTATATTAGAATAGAAGGAGCAGGTCCAGATGGAACAAATTATTTTGGAAGAGTAGTAACTTATAAATCAGCTACTGAGGCTATACTATCTCCTCCTCCTGAGACTTCTGTTGAATATGCAACTATTGTAAAAGATCATTCGAGTACTATTAAGTCTATAACAGATGATGATACTCTTGTAATGATGGATGCAGCGGCTACTGCTGTAACTAATTATAAGATGATAGTAGGGCCTCCAAAATTTAATGCTGGAACTAAATTAACTGATGATGGATTTAATTTTGAACATGTAAGTACCTTCTTTAGAACAGGTCGTCAACATCAAGATCCCCCTAAAAGATTTGCAGGACAAGTAGGCACTACTTACGCAAAGGCATTTGGGGAAGACATTAAACAAACTACTAATTCTACATTAGGTATAACTGGTGGACAAGCTCAAGATATTGTAATAAAAACAGCACTTGCAGATATGAATATAGTAGATCCAGGTGAAATCGATGAAGTAAGAGTAGTATTTGAGTTTCCTAGTTTAATAAGAGTTAGTAAAAATACTGCAAATGAATACGGAGCAAGAGTAGAATTTCAAATTTGGTTTGAATATTATCAAGGTGGAACTTGGAAAAATACAGCAGTCCCTATTTACGGAGTAACTGACGAAGCAATAAAATCAAGAGATTATAGTGGTTCAGATACTTTAGCACAAAAAGTAAACTATGGATTAGGAGATGCTGGAAAATTTAATAATGGTGTAGTATATGCCAAAACAAAAAATAAATACTTATGGGAATTTCCTATTGATATAGAGAAGTTTAAACCTTTTTCCAATTTTAGAATAAGAATTAAAAGAGTTACTGGAAATGAGCTTTTAGAACATACCAAGTATCAAAATCAACATCAATCTAGACTTAATGCAGTATATTGTAGTGTTCATGATAGGCAAAATTATGCACACTCTGCATATGCGGGAGTAACTTTTAAATCTTCAGAATTTAGTGCAGTTCCTAAAAGAGCATATGAAATTAAAGGAATGAAAATTCAAGTTCCTACTAATTATGTAACTAGAGATGAAGCAACTGATGGAATAGCTGCTTATACTAGAAATGTAACTTCAGGAGCTACAGCAGGTACTTATCAAACATGGGACGGAAATTTTAGAGGAGATATAGCCAATTCTATATGGCGTAGTAATCCTCGTCATGTTAATTATCAGAAAGTATATAGTAATAATCCTGCATGGTGTTATTATGATATAATGGTAAATAATAGGTATGGACTAGGAGACTTCTTGCAAGCAGAAAATATTGATAAATATCAATTATATGCTATAGCAAGATATTGTGATGAATTAGTTCCTGACGGTGAAGGGGGAGAAGAGCCTAGATTTACATGTAATTTATACTTAAAAGAACGTCAAGACGCCTATAAAGTTCTTTCCGATATGGCTAGCATATTTAGAAGTATGCTACATTGGATGAATAGTCAAGCAGTAGTAGTACAGGAGAGACCCAAAGAGCCTATATATACTTTTACAAAATCTAATGTTGTTGATGGTAGTTTCCAGTATCAAAGTTCCTCCCTTCGTATGAGAACTAACCAATGTAATGTAACATGGAATGATCCAAAAAGATTTTATAAGCAATATGTAGAAGCTGTTGATGATGTAGATAATATAATCGATACAGGTAGAGTTATACCTAAAAGTATTATAGCTATGGGGTGTACGTCTCAAGGACAAGCAAATAGGCTTGCAAGATGGACACTACTCACAGAAAAACTAGAACATGAATTAGTAAGTTTTAAAACAGGTATTAATGCTGCATTTTTAAAACCAGGAGACTTAGTATATATTCAAGACTCAAATGATTCAGGAGTTTCAGCTAGTGGAAGAGTATCTAATACAGGTACTAGAAGTGCTACTGTAATACCTTTAGATAGAACAATTACTTTAGATTCAGGAGATACATACTATTTACATTTAATTTATCCAAAAGGTGGAGCTTATTTAAATGAGACTGGTCCTCAATATTTAATTGATGCAAGTACTACAGCCTTTAATCAAGGAGACTTAATTACAAGTGCTAAAATCCCTTCTAATACAAATACTGCAGTAACTATTGATACTGAAGAAAAAGCTGCTCAAGTATTAAACTGGGCAGGTACTGGATTACAGACATATTGGACTCCTTATAGTAGAATAGAAACTCAAACAGTTACTACTAGTGCAGGAAATGTTAGTTCTTTAACTACTGCTGCTTTTGCAGGAGGTACCCCAGATGCTGAGGTTATGTGGGCCCTTACTAATGCAACAGCTAGTAATACCGCAAAAAGTGTTAGACCATTTTGAA